CCATCGGAAACCAACTCGCTGCAGTATTGCAAAGCGGCATAGAACGACCACTTGTCCAGGTTGCTGGCAGTGATGAATTGACCTGTCCCGTAACGCTTAGAAGTCAGCAGATCCCACAAACACCAGGCTGGGTCTGTTGTCCACTGGGCATTGGCAAACGTCCCACTCCAGACGCCGGAATAGGTCAGCGCACCAGTGACGCTGCTAACGGTGGCGTTGTTGGGAATGGCAACCTTGATGCCACGAATGCGGTATGAACGGCTTGGAACGCTGCCGAACTCTGCTGCATTAACCCGCAGTCCGACCAGGGCGCTATTTGGATAACGAAGGCGGGCGTATTTGATCTCTGTGTACGAAGTCCAGTAAATGTCACCGACACGATTGGACTCGGTGAAATCTGGGGTGACACGCACCACCCGCACGTCAACAGGCAGCGAACCAGTGAAGTTAAAAAGGATCTCTCGTTGATACAAGTCGGTGGTACGTCCGACAAAGCTATCGAGAATGATTCGGACAAAGGGTCCACCGTTATATGAAACTTCAACGGCGAAATCAACAGCCTGACCAAGGATGTCGCCGTTGGATTGGTAATACTGAAGCTGCGGGGTAGATAGCGTTAGGCGCAGACCGTTGACACCAGCGGTTGAAATTGTGCGCGTGACTGGCGTGTCAGATGTGACCTTTGTGTTAACCGGATACTCGGATTGAATAGTCCGGGACAGAGGAATAAAGGTCTGGTTTTGTGTGCCGTAGCGCGTGTAAAGCTGAACGTCTTTGAAGTTGTAGTCCGAATCTTGGACGGCTAATGGGTTAGCACCAGTGCGCAGGATTGGCGTGTCGTCCAGGAATACATCCTTCAGCAGTGCAATGTTGTATTCCGGGGTGTCACGGCTATAAGCTTTTGCGTTAGGGAAACCTTCAATTTCACCTTCGCAGATTAGATCCAGGATCTCTGCATACTGAACAGAATCGAGGTTGTCTGGTGTTACTGGTGGTGAATAAGCCTGAGGCGAGGCATAAATAATCTGCGTGCTAGCGCCACTGCCGCTGCTACCACCGCTGCCTCGAATCTCGGTCATACCGTTACCTTCTCAGTGCTAGTGCCAGCAGAAATCACGATGCTGCCGACGATGCATTCACCGTAGACAACAGGCACCGGAATGCCTTGGCGTGACACGTTTTGTACGCCGCTGAAACTATATGAACGCCGGGGGTCGTTTTCGGCATCTTGCCCTGAACCGCCGCGACCGCTTGTCATTCCAGCATTGAGCTGCGGCGTTGGGGTTAGAAGTTGGGCGACTCCACCAAGAATTAGAGCTGAGCCGACAGCGCCGATGGCAGTCGCAGCCACTCCGCCAATGATTCCGGCGCCCGCGCCGCTCAATCCTGCGCCCAAACCAAGAAAGCCACCAGCAGCAGGACCTAAAACAATGGCAGCGGCAACCAAAGCTACGCCCGCCAAAATCTGCCCCGCACCACTACCCGCACCAGTCATCACCGGGATGATCGAAATCACTTCCTTGTCGCCCGTTGGACCGTGCAATTCGCGGGGGTCCTCACCGATTGGTAATGCTCGACTGCCGACACGCACTTCGTAATACTGGTCAGCCATGTGCTGTTCCAGTTGCGGGAAATTTGCCAGCAAAAAACGGATTGCCTCGGCGGCATTGGCGACCTCCGCCCGGAATACCCGCCGCTTCAGAAACTTGGCAAGGGCACCGTAAATGCGGATCGTTCGCAACATCTCACTGAAACCTGCTGATGTGGCGCAGGGCGCGTCCGGTGCTCTTCAAATAATAGCCGCCATAAACATCGCGACTACTGAGCCGTCCCAGCACGTGATGCAGGATCAACTGGTCACCAAGGTAGACAGCGCAGTGGTTCAGCTTTGAGTTGTTCAATCCCATCAGCACGGCATCGCCACGCTCCAGCTCTTCAACTGCGATCTGCTTAAACCCCGTCTCTTCCCAACTGCTGTCAAACAGTGGTGCGTCCTCGAACTCCTGCAACGTCACCGGGCGCTGCCAGTCACGCAGCTCCAGTCCCCATTCCTCCGCATACCAGTCACGCACCAGTGACCAGCAGTCAGTAACGCCCCAGACCCATTCGCGGCCGATCAGTGGTGCCTTGTAACCAGTTGGTTTGATCTCACTCCAAGTCTTAAGGTGCGGGCAGTAGATGTACCAGGGCAGTCCGCTTTTCTCGCAGGCGACAAGATCCGCTTGGCTGGCTTGTGCTGTGGTGAACGGATGGCTATGCACCACGCCGACGATCTCACCGGCATCTTCAGCCGCTGCCCAGTCCGCTGGGTCAAGGATGAAGAAATCGCTATCGACCGCCAGATTCCGGCATGGGACGTAACGTTTGCGCCCTTTGATAATGGCCACCAGCCCACAGGCTTCACGCGATACATCACCGGCGAGATGCTTGACGGCAGTTGTGCGCCAGGTCATGTGAAATACTGCCCCACGCCAGGGAAGCTACCGAATGGTAAATCGACATTAGTGCCAAATCGAGCTTCGCAACTGCTTAGGCGTTTGCCGCATACATCCACAAAATCGCCGCCATCACCGGGAACTTTTGGCTCAATGTTGTTGGAGTAATTGCTGTTCCAGATTGCGGCGTTGTTGCTGTCGTACTGGACCAGGTTGCCATCATTTCCAAGAATCAGTGAGCCAACACTGCTCAAGACACCATTGATTCGATACTGCCTACCAACAGGTGAGAGCACGCCATTGGGATGATTGCGGAACGGATTGGTTTCGCTGGTTTCAAGGAATAGTTCCAGCCACTCATCCAGATACCATTTGCCGCTGCTGGTTACATAGGTTGCTGATGTCAGCGTCCATGATTTTGTTTGGTCGCTGTAATGCCCAGCAGGCAGCGTGAAGTTAGCAGTACCAGTAAAACTAAAGGTGACTGACCTTAATCCAAATGTGAAGATTCGACTTACGGTTTTTGTCTGGCCTGACTGGTCATCGGCACTGCCAAAGATCTCCCACAAGAAAGCGTGCTGCCGGTTGTCGCCGGTCTCAGTTTCGATTTCCGGTTCGTTGGTATTGCTATAGCTATTGGTGAAACGTGTAACGCCACCGGCTGTAATGGTGAGCGTGCCGTTGTTGCTAAGTGCCAGCGTCGCCTCGGGGAATACAGCCGCACCAGGTTCAGCCGATCTGCCTGTCGCCGTATGCCAAAGCAGTGTATCCGCTGTCTCGTTCGTCTTGGTGACGGACGGCTCAGCATTTGTGCCTGTAGCACTGCGCCATAGAGCGGTGCCGTTTGCGTTGTATAAAAAAAGTTCGCCGGTTTTTTCGAGCTTCCAGCGGTAGCCAGTCCACTGCCCATAGCTGCCCTTGTTCAGCGACCAAATCACGTTGCCCGTGCCGCCGACTCCGGTGTTGTCATACAGCACCAGGTTGCCGTCAGCCTGGAAGTAGGCGTAGTGCGCTGCGGTGTCGTAGGTCCCGGTATTCCAGACCGCTGCTCCGGCTTTGTTGTAGATGACAAGGTTGCCATCTGTCTGCATCGTCAATCTGTACCAGCCGTTTTCGGAGTACAGCGTTTGACCTTTGTAGAGCTTGCTGCTTTCGGTGTTGGAGCACAGGATTTGGCCGGTGCCAGTTGCCAGATTTGGCGCCGGTACTGTTGTCGTTGAAGTACTACCACCTGTTCCGTAAATAGCAAGGTTGCCGTCATTTTGCAGAAATAGCCTCTTGCCTGCGTACTGAGGATAAGAACCAGTATTGGATGTCCAGACAGCGACATTGCTGGCGGTGTAAAGCACCAGATGACCGTCTTCTTGGAAGTGGGCATAGGTGGCGTTAGAGCCAACGGTATCGGTACTCCAGACAGCAATGTTGTAGTTCTGCGATGGCGGTCCGGTGAAGATCGTGCCCTTGCTATACAGCACTAAATTGCCGTCGTTTTGCATCGTCAACCGATACCAGCCGTTGGGCGAGTACAGGTTTTGACCGATGGTCAGTTTGCTGGTGCTGGTGTTGCCAGCCAGGATGATGCCTGTGCCGGTCGGGAAGTTTGCCGTGGGCGTGAAGCTGGTTGGCTGCAGGTACGATCCAGCGTTCCAGATCGCTTTGCCATCGGAGTATCGATACAGCACCAGGTTGCCGTCTTGCTGGAA